CGAGCTGGTGCGCGAGCACCACGTTGCGGAGCGCGGCGCGATAGGCTTCAACGAGAATCAGATCGGTCGCGGCCACCCCGGAGCCGTTCATCGTCAGGGCCACCTGCTCGGTGAGCCCCTTCCGCGCCTCGGCCTTCCCCTCTTTCAGGAGCAGGTTGCGGAGATCGACGAATGTCCCCGGCGCCCGCTGGAAGATGCCGGTGGTCCGGTCGAGGCCGGCGCCGAAGTTGAGTCGGAGCGTGGTCCGGCTAGGCACGATCGCCACCGCGCACCGCAACGCGCTTGGCGCTTGGCGTCGAGGCGATCGGGTGAGCGCCCTCGACGTTGACCGTCGCCTGACTCAGATCGGCGCGAAACAGAGTCTTCCAGCTATCCAACTCCGGCTGCCAGAGCGCCCCCGCCTCCGGGCGCCCGTCCTTGGCGACCAGGTACTGCGCGGTGGGGATGATGAGCAGGTCGTTGTAGCGATCCGGCCAGCGCTCGTCGATGACACTCGAGAGCGACGTGAGGATGCGCGGCTGGTTCACCTGATAGAAATACAGGCGTTCGCTGCCGGTGAGCGTGCCCCCGGGGCACGGATAGAATGCCTGCCCCCATTCGTAGATGGCCCGGCGGTTGAGGCCGAGATCGTTGGCATCCTCCTCCGCGACAACCGCCACCGGATAGCCGCCCGTCTCGGTGCGGACCCGGTAGACCATGACCGCATCGGGTTGCCGCGACCAGCTCGAGGCCGAGGGTGTCACCAGGGTCCGCTGTCCGAAGAACCCCGGGTTGATGTCGGCGCCCTCGAGAAAGGCCCCCTGCAGGAGGCGGTTGACGACGCCGAGGAGCTCGGTGGCGAGGGTGGTGAACCACTCGCCCCGGAGCTTGGCATCGCGCCCGAAGGCCGCGGTAACGATGTCCTGCGCGGTGGTCGTCATTAGACGTAGGGCGTCTGGGCGCCCGCCTGATTCCAGTTGGTGCCGTTCCAGACCGCCTCGACCGTGGAGCGCTTGCCGGCGGTGTTGCCGGTGTCGCTCCAGGTGAGCTTGAAGACGGCGTTGAAGGTGACGGTGCGCCCACCCGTGCCGTCCTGAATCACGGTAATCGTCAGGCGGTCCCCGACAATCATCCCGGTCGGTGCGCCGAAGACATGCCCGGAGGCGGTGAGGGTCACCTCGCACTCGAGGCCGTTGAGGCAGTTGATGGCGATGGTCGCCGCGTCGGTCAGGGTCACCACCAGCGGGCGGGTCCGCAGGATCCGCACGTCGCCCGTCCCCGTCCAGATCACCTCACTGGCGAGCGTGGTGCCGAAGATGCTGTTGAACAGGATGTCCGCTTTGGTCGCGGGCACATTCGACCGGACGCCTGCGGTCGCCTTGGTCACCGCGTTGTTCCGCACGGTGTTGTGCGCCACCCGCAGCGCCTGCAGCGTCGTCGCGGAGTTGAGGCCGATCCCCTCGCGGTAGCCGGTATTTGAGGTCTTGCAGCAATCCTCGATGTCGTTCCCCTCGATCGTCAGCCGGCCCGTGGTCAGGATGTTGTTGCCGAGCGTGAAGCCGCGAGCCGGGAAGCCGAGGATCTTGTTGGCGCGAGCGGTGAACTGCTTGAGCCGCCCGAGGCGGAAGCAACTGGTGATCTCGCTGGTGCCGTCCGCGAATGCCGAGGCGAAGGTATTGCCGATGAAACTCACGTCGTCGATGCCCTGAATCACCTGGCCGTCGAGATCGACGAAATCCCCGCTGACCGGCTTGGTGGACAGGCCGTAGAAGACGTTGCCGATGACCAGGGTCTGGTCCATCGTGAACCCGGCGTCCTGCCAGAAGTGCATTGCCTGCAGGCAATCCTGCACGGTGTTGTGGGCGTAGACCACCCGGCGGTGACTGGTCTGGAGCGCCACCGCATTGAACCCGACCGAATACTGGACGACCCGGTTGTCGGTGATGCTGGCGTTGGAGCCGTGACACTCGATCCCGGTGCAGGTCGTCGCCGCGACCGCATCGTTGATGAGCAGGTTGCCCCGCACGACCAGCCCGTCCACCTGCAGGAACATCGTGGAATGATCCGGGGAGTTCACATTCCCGGTCACCCCGGCGCCCATGCCGTAGAAGGTGTTGTCCACGATCCGCACGTTGGTGACCGAGTGCGGACTCGAGCCGTTGCCGAGGTAGATCGCCTGGGCGCCGGCGTCGTTCAGGCAGTAGTTGCCCTCGAAGCGAATGTCATCGCCCTTGCGGATCGACAGCGCCTGGTTCCCGTGCAGGACATGCCCCGCCGGGATGAGGTTGTTCAGCCCGTTGTGATCGAAGAAGACGTCGGTAACGTAGAAGTGGTCGATGCGCTGGATCCCCTCCTCGCCAGGCTCATGCCCGAAGAAGCGGAACCCGTTGTTGTCGGTGCTGCCGTTGAGGCCCGGCCCCGCCTTGAGGCAGGAGGTGCGCCCGGCACCCCGGACCCAGATGTTGGACCGCGGCTTGAGCAGGCTCTGATAGCCCGCCGGCCACACCGTCTTGAGGAGGTAGGTCTTCCCCGGCGTGAGCTGGAGGATGCCACCGCCCCGGGCGTTGAGCGCGTCGAGCGCCGCCTGCAGGGGGAGCCGGTCGTCCGCGATGCCGTCGCCCACCGCGTTGAAGTCCTCCGGTGTCAGGACGACGCCGAACCGGATCGCCAGCGAGATCGCCGTCGTGCCGTCCTCGGCGGTGACGCTGGTCCCGCCGCCGAACCCGTCCCAGGCCGCGCCGTCCCACTCGAGGAACGCATCGACGTCCTGCTGGTAAATCTTCTGCCGGAGCGCCGGGCCGGCGGGGAAGAGCGCCGCCCGCTCGGTCGCATCCTTGACCGTGGGCACCGCGTCGAGCATCCGGGCGAACCGCGAGGAAACCTGGGTCATGGCAGGGTATCCGAGACGTAGAGGGTCTCCACCTTGTTGACGCCGCCGATCGCCTGATCGACCCACCGCACCACATCCTGATCGGCTCGCTCCTGCACCGACTTGATCGCCGCGGCACTCATCACGTCGGTGTCGATCAACCGCTCGGCCATCAGGCTCGCGGTCAGGGCCACCACCGCATCGCGGGCGTCATCCCCGAGGAGGAGGTAGTCGTCGTCGCCGGTCGGGTCTTCCGGGTCCGGGACATACTGGAGCTCGATGTTCTGCACATCCTTCCACTCCTGCTCGGTCCCGTGCAGATACAGCCGCCCGTTCATCAGGTGCCCGCTGAAGTATGGCGCCTTGGCGTGTCGCTGACCGCGAGGCACCGTCAGGAACGGCTTCTCCCGGATCTGCGGGTCGGTGAAGTGGACGGTGCCATCGAGCACGGTCAGCATCGGCGGCAGGGCCAGCGGAGCGCCGAACCGCGCCAGCAACGGCTTCGTAAAGTCGATGTACGCTGCCCCGGTGGCATCCAAGCGCACGAGATAGCGCCGGGACTCGGCGTAGGCCGGAAGCTGGGTGATCGCCCCGCCATCGGTCACCAGGGCGGCTGCCTGATACACGGTCACCAGACTGGTCAGGGTCAGATCCCAGGTGCCGACGATCGTGAAGGTGCCATCGGTCAGGTTGCTGGCGATCTCCCGCTCCTGTCCGGCGCCCGGCCCGTCGTCGATCCGGGCGATCCCGCCCTGTAACTGGTTGAGCGTGAAGGTGCCGGGGATCTTCCCGCCGGTGCCCGAGGCCGCCGTGGGCTTCACCCGATCCGCGACCAGGATCGTCCCCTCCCATCCGGCAGCCCCACCCGCCGGCCCGGTGGCGAGGTCGATGCCGTCCGAGTCCACGTCGATCGGGAGGCCGCCCGCGGCGCCGGCGGTGACCTGCTCCGGGGTGTTGGCGGCGTCGAGGTCGAAGTAGATCATCGTGGTCTGGGCGCCGAAGTAGGCGTCCATGCTCCCGCCCCGCAGGAAGAGCTCGCGCTGCGCCCGTCCGAGACACTCGTAGGCGATGACCTGCGGTGCACTGGTGGGCCGGAGCGCGGCGTGCCGATGCCGCGCCAGGGCGATCACCTCACCGGCTCGGAGTGCCACGAGGCACCTCCCGGTCAGCAAGGAGGAGCTCAAGCAGGCGGCGCACCCGGACACTCCGATCCAGCGGAGTTGCCGGCGTGGCCGTCGCGCTCGAGCCGTCCCAGAGGATGAACTCGATCATGTCATGTTCACGATCGCGTTGAGCTGCTGGCGGGTCAGGGTACGGGTGAACGCCACCGTGGACCCGTCGCTATGGTAGACCGTCAGCACCCCAGCGGTGATGTCGATTTTCATGACGCCGTGCGCGAGGGCGTCCGCGAAGGTCGGGCTACTGTTGGCCCCGCCCCGGTAGTTGCGGGCCGCGATCGCGTCCGCGATGTCCGCGCCCGTGAGACCACCCGCCCCGGCGAAGATCGTAAAGGTGTCGCCGGTCGTCGGGCTGCCGCCGTTGGTCCAGGCGCCGGCCACCGTGGCGACCTTCGTGGTCCCGTTGTAGGCAACGCAGTAGCCCCAGGCCATGTCGCTGACCGTGCCGGAGACCGCCGCGATATTGGTCAGGATGAGGCAATTCTTGTAGTAGTCGTCGATCGCGCTGGCGCTCGCGTCCAGCTTGATCGTGGTGGTCGAGCCCCCCGACTGCGCCACCCCGGAGCGCACCACACCGCTCCGGTAGTCCGAGAAGAGGTCGTCCGCCGTGAGCCAGAACCGCTCGTGAAAGACGTACCCCGAGGTCGTGACCATGGTGATCGTCACATAGTCGGCGCCGGCGGCAAAGGCGGCGTCCGGCACGTCGAGACGATACAGGCCCGGCTGGTTGGTGGCGTCGATCTCGACGAATCCGCCGGAGCTGTACGCGCCGGTGACCGTCTGGGTCGCCAGCGTGATCGCCACTCTCGAGCCACCCTGGCGATGGTAGCTGGCGATGTTGCCTGCGGTGTTGTAGGCGATGCCGGTCAGGGCGGTGTTGTCGCTCGTCTTGCGGAGCAGGACGTCGATCGACTTGCTGGTCGCACCCGCGTAGATGGCGCTCATGGCTCAGTGTATCCCGCTCAGAGGGGCGAGGCCGATGGCCTCAGACAGAATCTTCGGCGCACCACTCGCCGCCGACTTGGTGATTTCCGCAGACAGGCAGCCCCAGTTAGCCGAGGCGAACGTCGCCGTGGGCCGTAGCGTCTGCCCGGCGCGGAAGCCGACCCATACCGCGATATTGGGGACGGTCTCGGTCTTGAACGCCACCTGATCGACGCCAGTGCCGGCGGTGATGACGCCGGTCGCAGTCGTCCCGACGACCAGGAGGGTGCCATTTCCTGAGTCCGCGAAGGCCGCAAGGTCGGAGTTTGCCTGCGCCGTCGTCCCGGCATCCCCGGCACCATTGACACCTTGGACAAAGAACGCCCCAGAGGGGTCGCTGTCCGATTCGCATACGACAACCGCAAGACTGGTCGGAGCGTTGGCGGCCCACGCCATCGTCAGCTTTTCCGAAAAGCTGCTTGCTGCCTTGAAGTAGAAATAGCCGACGCGATCGGTGGGCGAGGCAACCGAATCCCAGGACGCCGGCCCCTTGCGGGTCCATGACCCGGACGTCGCCCCGGAGAGGGTCGGGTTGGTGAGGGTCGTGCTTCCGGTGCCCATCGCATAGGCGCAAACGTACCATTTTCCGGCCACGAAATCGAAGTTGCCGCCGGCATTATCGACGGTGTTCGAGGTGCCGGGAGTCGTCGTAGACCAACCGACGCCGATTTGCGCGAGGGCCGTCATCGCCTAGAACTTCGCGCTGGCATAGTTACGCGCCCGGTAGATGTCGTCGTTCTGCGAGAGCGGAATCGTCGAACCGCCACCGTACACACTCGCCCAATAGTGGAACCCGAACGCCTTGTCGCCGCCGGTCACGTTCCGGCGGTAGCACAGGGTCGAGTAATTCATGATGAGGCTATCCGCGCCCCAGAGGCCGGTCGCCGGGTCGTACTCGGAGAGCCACACCTTGAGCAGGCCGTCCGCCCGCCAGGTGCCATTCGCTTGCTGCACCTCGGCGCCGAGCGTACTGATGCGCCCGTACGCCTGGATCTTGTACCAGCGGTTGACGAGGATCAGGTCCTGGCCATTGAACCCGTTGTTCTGGGACCAGTTGACCTGGCCCATGACGTTCGGGTTGGCGCCGCCCTGCTGCCGCAACTCGAGCCGGAACCGATCCACCGGCTGCTGGACCGAGGTCGCGTTGACGAGGAAGAAGATGTTGATAGCCGTCTGGGCCGAGTGCCCCGAGTGCCAGTACCACATCTTCGAGCCGAGGGCGTTTGCCTCGAACTTCGGCGTCCCCACGACCTTCATCACGCAGCAGGTGTAAATCTCGTTGTAGTACCCGCCAGTCCCCAGCGGCCCGCTCCAGTGCCCGGTATTGTCGAAGCTGACGCCGTTGTACGTCTGCCCCTGCGTGCCCCGGGTGCGACCCACCTGATTGACGCCGAAGGGGGCGGTGGTGTCGTCGATGCCAAGATCGCGCTTCAGGTTCCGGTAGTTGCCTGACACATACGATTGCCCGAAGACGCCGGGAATCGTGTGCATCGTATTGGTGCCCATCTCGGCAAAGGTCTTGTCGTGGAAGAACTCATGGAGCTTGGTCATGCCGACCGGCTCCTGCGTGTAGACCGTGCCGGCGACCACCACGTTGAAGAAGTTGGAGACGGCGCTCGTAAGCACACCGTCGCCCGCCGCCAGCTTGTAGTTGACGGCCACCTGGTCGAGCGAGATATCCGCGAAGGTGGCAATCCCGTTGACGGTCGGCTGAGTCAGGGTGCCGCTCAGCACGGAACTTCCGGGGTTGGCATTGATCGTCAGGGTGACCGGACGCCCGTTGTCGCTCGAGATCAGCGTGCCCCCGCCGTCCTCGACGCGCACCTGAATCGCCGGAGCGATCGTCTGCCCCGCCACCACATTGCTCGGCTGGACGCCGAACGTGAAGACGGCGGCCACCGGAGGGGCAAGGGAGATCGCATTCGACAGGCCCAACTGCAGCGCCCCGCTGGTCGCCTGCAGTACCACCTGGCCCGCGCCAGTCAGGACGATCGTCGGGAAGCTGGCGAGGCCAGCGCTCGCGGTCGCGGTGGTCGCGGGCAGCGAGGCCGACCCGGAGTTGACGCCGAGCGTGACCACGGTGCTGTTGTCTGCCGTACGCCGGTTGCCGAAGGTGTCGGTGACCTCGACGGTCGCCGTGCCCGGCAGGTCGGATCCCGAGGTGCCCTGTGAGGGCGGCTGCGCCACAAAGGCGAGCTTCGCCGCGGCGCCGACCGTGCCGGTCGCCGTGAAGACTTGCGCCACCGTCGCGTTCAGGATCGAGGCGGTGACCGTGTTGGCGCCGACCTTAGTGTCCAGAGCCGGCGTATACTGCGCCCGCCCTGCGGCATCAGAGTTGACGACGACGGTCGTGTCCACCGTGCCGGGGCCGACCAAGTGGAACGTGACCGGCTCGCCCGCGACGGGCTGGTTGCTGTTGTCGCGCACCTCGACGACAAGCGGCAGGGGCAGGCTCGCGTTGACCGTCTGTGACTGCGTGTCCCCGCTGATCTTGGCGAGCTGGGTCGCGGCCCCTGCCGCCGACGTGGCGATGAACGTGACCGAGAAGGCCCCCGCCGTCAGCACTAGCGTGTTGACGCCGATCGAGGAGCCGAGCGTCCAGCCGCCGACCGTGAAGACGCCGTTGGCGTCCGTCGTGCCGGAAAGAGTCGTCCCGCTGCCCCCGCCACCCGTGATGACCCCGGTGACCGCCTGGCTCGCGATCGGATTGCCGAGCGGGTCGGTTGCCTGCACCGAGGGCGGATCCGCCACGGGCGCCGCCACGGTGCCGGGCTGGGACTGAGCGGACAACGGAACCAGGTGAGCCAGTACGTCCGCGATCGCCGTCGCGCCGAAGGTGATCGGGCTCGCCCCAGAAGGGCCACCGCGGATCGTTGCCGTCAGGGCGTAAAGGCCGATCGCGTTGCCCATGCGCCAGTTGATGACGGCATAGCCCGAGGCGTCCGTAACACTAACGGCGCTGGCGGCGAACGCACCGCCGCTACTGACGCGGGAGTCGTCCGTAGTCGTCCAGACGATGATGGCACCGACAACGGGGCTGCCCGCCCCTCCGGGCCCGGTCGTAGCGCGAACCTTGGGGGGCGTGGCCGCCGTCGTGCCGGCGGTCGGAGACTGAGCATCCCCTTCCACTAGCGACAGGAAAACCTTCGGCACCTGCGCCGAACTGCGCCGCGGGATGCGCCCGGCAGCAAACGCCACGGCTACCACCATTCCGTGTGCAGGGTGGCGGTGCCGGCGGTGCCACCCGACTTGGCCCGGATCCGCACACCGATCCAGCGGGCCAGCGCCAGGATCGACTGCAGGCCGGTCGAGGACTGCACGACCAGCGCCGTCAGCCAGTCGCCGCTCTGGGTTGGATCGCCGTTCGGCTTGAGGAGGTCAATCTCGATCGCCGCCGAAGCCGGCAGGGCCGCGATCACATTCTGGACCTCGACCACCTCGTCGAAGGCGACCCCGGTCGCCGCCATGTTCTGGCGGTTGAGGTAGCAGACCTCCGGCGCGTAGGAGCCCGCGCCCGCCGGGACGGTGAACGTGGTGGTGCGGGTGCGGGTGTTGGCCATGCTACGCCTCCAGGGCGGTCAGGCTCTCCTCGAGCGCCGACAGGAGTGCCACGTCGGGGCCGTGATCCTTGGCCTTCTCGGCGGCAATGAGCACGCGGAGCGCGGTCTTCCGCATCCCATCGGGACGCGCCTGCTCCGACGTGAAGAGCTCCCCGACCCGGCCCGGCTCTTCCGCGAGCACGGTCTTGATGTCGGTGAGCGAGTAGAACTTCTGGTCCGGGTTGTCGGGCAGGGCCGGCGCCGGAGCCGCCTGCTCCTGGGCCACCTCGTCGGCAAACGCCGCCTGGGCCGCCTTGAGCTCGTCCCCGAGCGGACTGTCACCGAGCATCCGGGCGCCGAACCCCTTGACCACCGTCACCTGCTCGATCTTGGAGAGCCGGTGCTCCCGCTCCCCGATCATGCGCGGTCCCATGCCGCCGAGAATCATGATGCGTGCCTCTGTCCAGAGTAGGAGAAAGCCGTGCGCTGGTTCCGTACCTGGAACCGATACCGCGCCCGACCCTCGGTCATGGTGCGATCTTTGAAGTAGGCCCGCGCACTCCGCACGGAGCGCTGACGTGGCCCGTCGATGAACTGCGCTTCGACATCGGCGTCGGTGGCCCGGCGATACCAGTGGTCCGCCTCGGCCAGCCAGTCCGCCACCCCATCGGTGAGCTCCCCGACACTCGAGAAGGTGTTGAGGAAGCTGAAGCCCTGCAGCATCAGGTGCCCGAGCCGGAGGTTCTCGAAACTCGGATGATCCTTGCGCCACTCGTGCGCCAGGATACCGGCAGCGGTGCGGCGGCGGTGGGTATTCGGCTTGACGACGCCGAGCCACCACTCGCCTTCCCCGATGTAGACCAGCTCCGCGGCGGGGTCGATCTGCCGGCAGGCCCGAAGCACCGAGGGCTTCGGGTCGTAGAGCGCCGGCAGATCCACCAGCCGCTTCATGCTCACGCCTCGCCGTTGACGCCGAGGATGCGGTAGCCGAACCGCACATGCGCGTCCCCACCCGCCACCGCGCCCGTGCCATCGGTGGTGTAGGTGAGCCACAGCGCATCGGTGGCCGACCCGATCAGGTTGGCCGGCGTGGTGTTGAGGGTTTCGTCCGCGAGATAGTTGTCCGCGAACGTGATGGCCGAGGCCAGCGGATTCCGCCCGATCGAGGCCGCCGAGTTGAACGTGGCGGTAGTCAGGTCCGACCCGTTGGTCATGTCGTCGGTGTTGGCGGTCCAGGTCGCCGCCTTCGCCGCGATGGCGATGTAGCCGATCTCGAAGTTGTCGGTGTCCGGGCTGGGCTTCGCCGCGAGTGCCGCCGCCGCCGAGTCGTACGCCTGGGTCGCGCTGGCCACCTTCGTGCTGACGGTGCCCGAGACGTTCATCTGCACCAGGATGACGCCGAACTTGCTGGCGCTGACGACGTGCGCCGCCGTGAAGGTCAGGCCGGTCGCCACCGCCTTCTCGCGGTAGGCGCCCGCGAGGAGGAAGCTGAAGGCCGTGCCGACCTTGAACTGCTCCGGCGTCGAGTGGATCGCCAGCCCGACCGCGCCACCCATGACCCCGGTGCCGTTCCGGGCCGCGATGAGCGGCGTCAGGACCACCGAGCCGGTCACATCCCGGCACCAGCTATCCGCGCACTCGACCAGGAAGCGATGCCGCGGGTAGATGAACCCCTTCAGCGCCGCCGTCTTCGAGACCGTGAAGCTGGAACAGGAGAAGAACCGCTCCCGTTTGATGACCTTCGCGTCCCGCGCAATCTTCTTGTCGGTAACCACAGCGCTCTCCTCCGGCTCAGCCGGCGTTGGTGGAGGCGGGGTAGGGCCGAAGCCCTACCCCGCCGATAGACTACTGCGGGAAGTTGAGGCCGTCGATACGCCAGTTGCGCCGCGGCATGAGGCACACGAGCTCCTCGTACTGATAGCCGGTGGCGTAGAACTGGTCCTTGCGCCCGGTGGAGTCGGTCACCCGGTTCCAGATCGAGCCGGTGGTGTCGTCCCACTTCCACGAGCCCATCGTCGCCCGCTTCCAGGTGTTGGGCGTGAGGCCGAAGGCGCACTCGGGCGGAATCTTGCGGGCCGCCTTGAGGGTGACCTCGCGGTCCCCGAGGATGATCTTCAGGCCGTCCGTCGCCTTGCCGCCGGAATACTGACCCCGCGGGTCGATGAACTGCCGGTCGCCCTTGAGGCTCTTCCAGTAGCCGCGAGTGGCCGAGCGGTTCATGAGCAGCATGGTGATCTTCGCCATGCCGCGGGTGTACCCGATGTCGTCGCCGTAGATGAGCAGGTCTTCGCTCATGTTCCCGCCGAAGCCGAGCGAGGCACTCGAGGCGTCGATGACCAGGCTCTTCCAGAGGCGGTTGCCGCTGGTGGTCCGCTGGATGTTGCAGTAGGTGTCGATGATGTTGCCGTCATCGACGCCGGCCAGGAGGCCCTGCATCTCGCGGTTGTCACCGTTGGAATCGACCGAGGAGATACCGGCCTCGTCACCGTTGAAGATGTAGTCCCCATCGGTGATCGCGGCGAGCAGGGTGGCGTTCGCCGTGCCGACGATCTTGTTGTTGGCCTCGTCGAAGTCGGTGACCTTGACCGACACCGCACCGCCGCCCGAGCGCCCGGTCGTGCCATCGGCGTTCGCTGCGAAGCGAATGCGCTGGCCGTCGAGGAACTGGAGGAAGGTCTCGTTGTCGTAGGCCGCGACCCCGAAGGTGTCCTTGAGCGTGATCGTGATGGTGGTGCCCACCACGGACGGCGCCCCGTTCACGCGGGCCAGGATGCCCTTGCCGGTGCCGATGGTCATGCGGTCCAGCTCGCTCGCCACCCGCTCGGAGAGCAGGGGAAGCGCCTCATCGGCGTAGCTCAGGAACGCGCCCTCGTCGTTCTGCACCCGGCGCATGGTGTCGCCGGTCATCTCGAGGGTGCCCTGAATCTTCCGCAGATAGGTACGGCTGTTCTTGAAAACCGGGTCATCGGCTTCGGGGAGGTATTCACCCTCGGCGCGAGCACCCACACCCGCCGGGAGGCGGAACAGATGGCCGTTCAGGATGTAGCGTCCGCCGGTCGTGACGTCGGTCATGACGTCCGCAGACTCGGGGAAGATGCTGTAGAGCTCGGAATCCGCGATGACCTGGTTGTAGAGCGGACCCTCGTAGATGATCTTGAGGGCCTCATCAATCGCGGAACGAGTCGTGCCGGTGCTGCTCATGGCTCAGTCCCTCATCGGTTGAAGACTTTGCGGGCGAATTGGCCCGCCTCTTTCAAGAGTGAACCCTTCGGAGGAGCGACCGGGGTAGCGGGGGGCGTGTGAGCGCCGGCTCCGGGGATCGAAGCGAGCGACTGACGCCGCGCATCTACCGCCTTCAACTCCTTGCCCGTCAGCTTGAGCGGCGCGGGAGCCGCTGGCTTGGCGGGGACTGCGGGCCGAGCAGCGGGGGCAGGGGGCGACCCTGGCGCGGCTGCCGGCGGTCCATCGGGTGAATGCAGGCGCATCGCAGCCTCGACCGGATTGATGCCGTAGACCTTCATGCGCTCAGCCAACAGGATCGGCAGCACCTGGGGATCGAGTCGCCCGACGTTGTTGGCGCGGGCATACTGTGCGATCGCCTGGTGCGCGTCCTTCGTGAACATCTCGCGGCGCTCAGCCGGCCACTCGGGCGGGATCAGGCGCTGCACCACACCCTGCACCTGCTTCGCGTTCTGCTGGCCGGCGACCCGCTCGGCCCGCTGCTGGGCCAACTGTTCCTTCAGGTCGCGCCCGTCGAGCTCGAGGTTCGCCGTCAGGATCGGCGCCCGCTGGTCGTCGAGCAGGTGGTCGAGCACCTGGGCCAGTGACATCGACTGGCCGCGGATCTGCATGGCCTGGTCGAGCATCCCGGGCATGGCGAGAATCTGGGCGGCGACTCGCGCCGCAATCACCGGATTCTCCATGCGCTGCATCATGAACCCGACCGGATCCACGTCGGCAGCCTCAACCAGCGACTCAACCGCTTCCCGCTGCTGCAGCACGGCGGTGCGCTCAGCCTCGAGCTGCACGCCGCTCTTGTACCCGTTGAAGACACGTTGAAGATGTTCGGCGGTCTCAGGATCAGCCACCGCAACTTGCCGGGCCACCTCACCCGGGCGACGGCCCGGCACGTCCAGCATGAGCGCTTCGCCCGCGCCCGCGCCCGCGTCAGGCGCCGGCGGTTCCCCTTCGGGCGCCGGCTCACCCTCCGGGGTGGGGGCCGCCTCTGGGGCCGGTGCGGCGTTGGGATCGACGACAGGGGCCGCCGGATCAGTGACGGCGGGGGCTGCAGGCTCCGCTGGCGGGGCTTCGCCAGCGGGCGGGATGATCGGGGGTGCCCCATTGGCGAGCGCGTCACGCCGCGCCTGGGCGGCTTCGCGGACAGTCAGGGGTGCCTGGGGTGCAGCCGGAGGAGCCGCCGGAGGAGCCGGGGGCGCCGCGGCGGCAGGGGCTGGGGCCGGCGGCGCGGACGGTTCCGCGGAAGCCGGGGCAGCGGGTGCCGGTGCGGTCATGGTGGACTCAGGTGGGAGACATGGTGAGGCCCGCCGGGTAGCTCGGGCCGACGTTCGGAGCGACCCCGTGCTCGGATGCCGCGCCCGACGTGGGCCGACTGTCCGTCCCCGGAGCCTTCCCCGCCTTGCTCGAGCCACCACCGGAGCCCTTGCCACCTGGCCCGCCTTCCGGCGGCGGCGGCTGGACCTGCCCGGAGGCGGCTTGCATGGCGTACTGCATCTGCATCTGCTGCATCAGCTTCTGCTGGGCCATGAACTGATACCGGGCATGGCACGTCTGCAGCGTCTGTTGCGCCGGGGGCGGGAGTCTCAGGAACTCCGGCCCCTTCATGAACTGTTCGAAGACCATGAGGTGAATGGTCTCGTCGTACCAGGGGAAGTAGGGGATCTGGTCGATCGTGGCGCCCTGCACGATCGCGCCGAGAAGTTGCTCGGCCATCGTGCGATCGACACCGCCCGGCTTCGCCGCCCGGTTGAGGTTCGGGAAGCGGGCCATGTCGAAGTACCGTTGCATCGCTTCCGGGCTGCCCGGCGGGCCGAAGAGCCCCATGCCGTACATCCAGGTGATGCGCTGCTGGCGCTCGCCCCGTCCCTCGGGCAGCATCGACTCGACGTCGGGCACGCAATTCACCTTCGTCTTGTCGAACATCTGCGGCAGCACCGCGAGCGTCCGGGCGATGTTGTCGTCGCCGGTATACTGCAGCACCTTGCCCGCCGGCCACACCGCGGCGATCAGCACCTTCCAGTCTTCCGCCATCCGACCGTACTCCTCGACCATCCGGCGAGCGGTGGGACCGAGGTAGCGATCGCTGTTGAAGCGGAGCTCCTTCACCAGCTCACCCGAGGCGTCCCGGCTCGGCATCTCGCCCTGCGACCCGTGCAACTGGCCGAGGTCGGTGATCGCCTTCATGAGCATCTCGGACGCCCGGTAGGTGTCGGTGCCGAGCGGGGGCGGGACAACGAACTCCATCGGGGCGATGCCGGGGCGCTTCACGAGCTGGTACATCTTGCCCGGCTCGTTGGTCAGGCGCTGCGTGCCGAGACCGCTGGCCTTGTCCACCAGGCCGATCGGATTCGTGCAGAGGTTGGCGTGCTCGAGGATCTGACGGAAGCGGCGGTTGTTCGCCCGGACGAGCTCGTTGAGCATCTCCTGGGGCGAGGAGTCGTGCGGACGCCCCGGAATCCGCACGAACCCGAACTGCCGAATGGGACTCGTATACTTGAAGGCGACGGGCCGGGGACCGTCGAAGGCGACCTTATCCCCCACGACGATCAGCAGACGGCCACCGGGGGACTGCGGCGTCTCGGCATAGCCCTGCAGGGTCGGGTCGCTCGGGTAATCGCACGGCGCTTCCCAGAGGGTGTAGCACCGGGCAAAGCCCTCCTTCGTGGAGACCAGCCGGGACTCGGAGCCGAAGAGCTGGGAGGCGGCGCCGAATGCGCCGGCGCTCAGGGTCAGGCGCCGCAGGAAGCCGGCATCGGTCGCGCTGCCGAAGGTGGCGTCGGGCGTCACCTCGAGCTGGTAGCGCTCGCGGATCTCGGCCACACTCATGTACGGGGCGCTCATGTGCCACCGCTTGAGGTGCCAGGGCGTCGGCCCCCACTCGCCGCGCACCTCGAGCGGTGAGAGCACATCGACGACGATCTCGCCCTCGCGGGTCGCATGGGGCTCGCCGGTCTGCATCGGGCCATCCGGCGTCATTACCATCTGCGGGTTCCCCTCGGAATCGAAGGGCACCTCGGGGTGCTCCATCGTCTCGGGCTGCCCATCCTCGCCCACCTGGGGCTGGCCGTCCGGTCCCACAACCGGCACCTCGCCCGGACCCACCCACGGCTTGAGCTCGCCGCGGGTCAGATCGAAGCGGGTACACTGATAGACGACGCCGCCCGGGATCATCCACGACATCGCCCGGTCGTGGATCTCGGGCATCCCGATCTCGCGCCAGAGTGTCTTGAAGGTCTGGTCGAGCATCTCGGCGGCGATCGCGTCATCGCGGTCGGGGCCGGGGACGAACGTGATAATGGGTTGGTTCTCAGTCAGGCGGGCGTGCGTGGTCATGAACCACGGCAGGATGTAATTCACGACGGGACGCAACCGCCACCGCCGTTCCTCACTCGACATCCACTCGGTCGGATCCAGCCAGCGCCCGGCAATCGGATCGAAGATGTGCCAGTGCTGCCCGGAGATCATGAGGACATTCTCCTCGACCTGGCGGTCGCGGAGCCGGAGCACGTCATCCTGCGCGTGCCACTTCTGCTTGGCCCACTTCACCCGCTCGCCATCATGCGCGTCGGGCTCGTTGCCCACCCGCATCGGTGGGGGCCGCATGGTCTGAAGTTGATCCATGCGACAACGATACGGCGCGGGTCAGGCGGTCACTACCGCACAGTGCGGGAGGCTAGAGCGGAATCGAGAGCTGGGGATCGACTGGCGCCGGCTCTGGGGTAGCGGCGCGGATCCGCGCTTCCGCGATGGCGACGTATTCCGCTTCCCGCTCGATCCCCAGGAACCGGAATCCCTCGAGGATGGCCGCGACTCCCGTTGAGCCGGAGCCGGTGAACGGGTCAAGGACGAGCCCACCCGCAGGCGTCACCAGCCGACAGAGCCAACGCATGAGCGTGACCGGCTTCACCGTTGGATGGTGATTGGTCGAGGTGCGGTCGGTCCCTTCAGACTGGAAGGTGCCGGGCGACTGCTCGCCGCTGCTCCAATTCTTCGCCTTGCGCTCCATCCCCTCGAGGCCCGCTTCCCGCTCGGCCCGGCTGGCCTTCGCGCAGTAGAAGAACCGCGAGGCGCCGCCGGTGTCCACGCCGCGGACGGGCGTACACTCAGCCTGACCGGCAAAGTCGCCGTAGGCGTGCCGGAACTTCGGCGCTCCCCGCTTGGTGGGGTTGGCGCCAGAGATCAACGTCCCGGTCTGCCCATCCAGTATCGCCCCCGCCTCCTCGTCTAGCGCCACATTCGCGGGCCAGCGACCGGCCTCGAGGCGCGTGCCGTCGATGTTGAGTGCGCCAGCCCCATGCACCGCGACGTTCGCGGCGACGGTGCCTATCAGTGGCTTCCGGGCAAGGATGATTGGCTCCCACGCAGGCTTGAGCGCCGTCCCGCCCCACGGGCCGTTATGCGACTTCGGGAAGCCGGAGCCGTAGAGCCACGAGAGGCAGTCACGGATCTCCCACCCAGCATCCTCGATCGCGCACGTCAGGCGGTGAAAGGTGCGGGTGCCGCCGAAAGCGACGAGATGTGCGCCCGGTTTCGCCACGCAGAGGGCGGCTTCCCAGAACGGCGCACCGGGAACGCCGTGGTCCCACGCCTTGCCCATGAACGCCAGCCCGTAGGGCGGGTCGCAGACAATCGCGTCCACGCTTCCGGCGTCGAGGGTCGGCATCACCTCGAGGCAGTCGCCGGCCAGTATCCTCGGCTCAGTAGACATCCCGCTCCCGTGTCACTTCGTAGATGGCCCGCCCGGAGCGGAACGCACTGAGGAGATCGGCGTTCGCTCCGCGGAACCAGAGGACAATCTTGACGTGCTGGGGCAGCGTGCCCGGAATCTTCCGGGCGATGACTTCCATGTAGCCCCGGAGCGTCTTCAGTTGGATGTGCAGGGCGGCAGCGACATCCTGGGGTGGCATCCCCTCGCCCAGCAACTCGACGACCGCCTCCTCCTGCCCGGTGAAGGGCCGGAGGAGCGGCACCCGGAGCAGCGGGCGAGGGCGCGGTGGGGCGGGAGGCGGCGTCATCCGACCGTCTCCCGCAACATCTGCTCGGCCAGCTCCCGCGCCTCGCGGTCACTGAGCGGGTGCCCTGCCTCCCGGCGGATCGCCTGCAGGTGCGCCGCCCCGCGGTTGATGCTCTCCTCGTCGATCAGCCGGGTCAGACTCTCCTCCGGCGTCGAGCCCGGCGGCGTGACCATCCCGGTCGTCGCCTTGACCACACTCGCCGCCGTTGCCGCACTGACCGGCAGGCCCGCCCCGCCACCGATCAGGCCGGCGTCGATGAGTCGGAGGAGCTCGCGGCGCTGGGAGCGCTCGAAGTAGAGCCACGCACCGAGGACGGCGAGGACGGCGCCGACCAGAAGGCCAACCAGCGCTCCGAGAGCCAGCCGGCCCAGAGGGTCGCCTTGAGCCGGAGCCGCCGCCAGAACCGCTTGAGATAGAACCATCGTGCCTCCTCGGCCACTTTCGCGGTGATGTCGCGGGCCAGGGTCACCTCCCAGATCCGCAGGATGTGCTTGAACTCGGCCCGGGTGACGACCTGCTCGTCGTTCTTCGGGTCACTCCACTTCTGCCAGTAGCTGCGCTCATTGAGCGGCTGTTTCGGTTGGCGCACTCGCCCTCCCTCGAAAGCCAAGTTGGATTTTCACGATCGCCTTCATCGGCACCTCGCAGCGCATGTGTGCCCAGATCGGCTGCCAGGGGAGCCACCAGTGCCGATGCCGACTGACGAAGGACGGCTCCCCGAGTCGGTCGCCCTTCATGGTGATGGTGACCGTTATCGGGATCATGCTTCCCCGATGGCGATGGCGGCGTTGGCGGTCATCACCGCCTCGCGCACCTTGCGGATCGCCGCGGTCTGGTCCGCGCTCGGAGACGTCGAACGGAGGATCGTCAGGGCCAGGTTGTACCCCGCATTGCGAATGGCGACGTACCGCTCGGGCTGGTCGCCCTTCGGACTGTGGTAGGTGAAGAACTTCTCGAGCTCGGCTTCCAGCATGATGTGCTCCGCGAAGTGGACGAAAGCGAGCGGGTCCGGTGTGACGCGCTCGAGCATCGCCTCGGTGACGGTGAGATTGAACGGCCCCGCTGCCTGCTTGGGCCGATCATCCGGTTGCGTGTCCAGCCAATTCCTCGGCATCCGGGAGTGCGGGAAGAGCGCCCGCCATGCCTCGGCCAGCGACATATCCGGCATCAGAACCCCGCCGCGGCGGCCCGGTCGGTCGCCTGGTCGTCGTACACTGGCATCGAGCGCACGCGGCGCTGCCGCTTCGACTCGGCCTTGAGCACCTCCCGATCAAAGGCGCTGATCGTGGTCTCGGACAGGGCGCTGTCCGCCGGCGCCGGGCGCTCCATGAGGCCGTAGCGCACCATGTCGTACGGGTCGTCGCCGCCCTTCCCGGTCAGCGGGTCGGCATCCACCTTGAGCACGTCGCCCTT